GGGCGCATTTGGTTGATAAGTAGCACTAATTGGCATGATATTTGATATTTAGAAGTTATTTGAATTTAGCGATTCTGGCAGCAATCCATTCTTCCGGGCTACCACTTCTTTCAAAGCGGTTATACGCATCTCCCACCTTAGCCTTTGCGGGGGAAGAAGACTTCGCTGCACCAGCACCGTATGGGGTTGAAGATGGATTTACCTTCAACTTACTTCCCATCGCTGATTGCGTCTTGATCTTCTTGTTTCCGTAAATGGAACGAGAGGCGTGAGCCAAGATATATTCAATTTGGAACCCGATTTCTGGGACTTGCGCTTTAATGCGGTCGATCAACGGGTCCGACACCAGTGCCTTGTAGCTTTTCCCAATCTCGGACTCTTCGTCTTGGATCTCGGGAACTTCACTCTTAGCTGCCTCTGAATACTGCTTGGACATCTCCTCATACTGAGCAATCTTGATAAGATGCTGTTGCTGGGCGGGGATGTATTTAGTCAGTGCTTCTCGGGCATTCCGGTTTGCTTTCCGAATTTGCTTTTTACTGAACTCTTTGTCGCCAACTACGATGATATCGTCAGGACCATAATCTTCATGTTCCTCTAGGATTTCATCAGTAGTCTCAAGCGTCCGTTCAAGCTCGTCATACTTTCCTTTGAGTGCTTCAAACGAAGCAACTTCTCGGAAAGGATTCTCGTCTTGAGGAACAACTTTGGCTTGCGACTGAGGCTGCGATTGAATCTTTTCCTCAAGGGCTTTTTTCTGCGCCGTCAATTCCCCAATTCGTTGGAGGAGGCGAGATTTACCCTTCTTGGCTAAAGATTGAATCTGCTCAGTTGTAAGAGACAGCAGGTCAATTTCGGACTCTTCTTCGGCTTCCTCCTCGGATTCATCTTCGGTTTCTTCTTCCGATTCTGGCGACTCCTCGTCTTCTAGACTGGCAGGCTCTTCGTCAGCTTCGGGAGATTCCTCAGGCTCTTCTTCAGGCTCTTCCTCTGGAGAGGTTTGGCGGGCCACACGTTGAGCTACAAGCTCCTCGAATGACAAATTAGACACCGATTCAATAGCTTCGGCGGTAGCTTCTGGATTACTCATAATGTTTGTTTAGAACGCCATTTACGCTCGGCGGTGCGTGTTCGTGAAGAATCAACACTATAATCATTAGTATGTCAAGCAGTTTAGTAAGGTATGGAAATTGACACAAAAAAGAGGCCGCAGGGAAAACGAAAACCCTACGACCTCTAGTATGACACAAACCACAAAACACGCATTAGCGCACGGCAACTAAAACACGAAGTTGAAAACTATGTCAACTATTTTCAACTTCTAGCAACGACAGCAACTCGTCCAATGTGGAAACGCTTCCGACGATCTTCATAACTTCGTTAGGCTCAACGCATTGGCGAAGGTCAGCAAAGAAACGCTCACGCTCGTCTCGGACAAATTGCACGATAGCCTTGAACTCGTCACGATCAGAGAGGGATTCAACGGCTTGTTGGATGGTTGGCTTAGGTAGTGGGGTCATATTATTACTTACGCTTCTTGATTCCAGCTTCGGACATTGCGATTGCGACCGCTTGTTTCCGATTTTTCGCCAATGGGGCTTTCTTTGGTCCTTTGGGATTCACTCCTGCATGAAGAGTCCCAGCCTTATATTCACCCATGACTTTCGCCACTTTGGCCTGTTTAGCGGCTTTTGTTTTTGGCTTTTTCATAGACTACTTGCGTTTAGCTTTTTTCTTAGGCATGCGGCCCATCTTGATTTCAATCTCGACGTAGCCCTTGCCTTTTTTGCCTTTGCCGTATTCTTTTTCTTCCTTGTGGCCGCAGCCATTTGATTTGTTTTTCATAGAGTTACTTCATTGATTTGCTTCCGCTACACTTCCATTTACGCCTTGATAAATTGTTTGGCGAGTTGGGATCAGACTTCCATTCACCTTTGATCTTGGCACTGCGGGCGCAGTAGGAATCGCCACGGGACGAGCCGGGAGAAATCGTTGCTCCCTTTTGCCCATACTTAACGGTCTTCTTGCGTCCAGTGTCAGGATTGGTAACGACTTTTTTGAACCGCTTCTCCATTACTTTTTCTTTGCTGTTTTAGCAGACTGCTTGAAATCTTGGGTTGAAGGAGCCTTCTTTGAACCCACTTTATTCATCTTTTCGCCGCTACCAGCTTTGATGCGTGCTTTCTTGGCATTGATCGCACTATAAAGTCCTTGTTTCATATGGTTATGCTTATCGGAATTTAGAAATGCAAACAATTACTGCTAATGGAGCCATCACAGAATAGGCGACAGCAAAGCAAATGAGCTTCATTTTCTCAAGTCTGTCTAATTGAATATGCTTGCGATCCGAAAGTTCAGAAAAAAATTTAAATATTTTCATTTAAAGTATTTTAGTGCAGTTTTTATGGCTAGCGCGGAATTTATGTTGCTGGCCGAGTCCGATGCGGCATCTTGATTTAGATACTTTGCCAAGTCAAGCAACTCTCTTTGTTTTTGTATTCTTGCGTTTTCAACCTTTAATTTTATTTCGGCTTTTTCTTTCTCATATTTATTTCTGTCTTGAATCGCGTCTTGGGCGTATCTTATTAAAGCCCCCCCGGTCGCCACTGGATGCTCGAAAGTTTGCAGGGCGGCGGTAGTATTGAAATACCGCCCATCAAGCTTTCTTTCGTCTTCGCCCTTCTCTAGTAGCCTGAGCGCATCGTGATGCCTCTTCCTGTAATCTTCGTCAGTCAACGATCTTGCTGCATCAATCGCCCACAAACCAGCTTGTATTGGCTCAAATTTTGACGCCGCCCCAGTCACAACTCTCCCTGCATAGGGGACAAGTGGAAGACCCGCCTTGGCTGCTCCCATTGCGGCAAGATTTGCGCTAGCCCCAACATTAGCAACACCTCCTTCGATTTTTTCAACAAGGTTGATCGCCTTGTCAAAACCAGATGTGAGCAAGACATTACTAGTGTCGCCGGGGTCAAACGTGACCCTTGCGTTATTGTCTGGATTTATGTTATCCAGCTTTCTTCTCAACCATCTAGAAAAACTCATTACTGTTGCATTCCTTGGGTTGTTACGCCGCCCATTTGAGCGGGATTTGTTCCGATTTTGCCGATCTCAGCGTTCTGCATCTGTTGCATTTGGAATTGATACTGCTCCATGTATTTCTGGAGGCGACCTGCAAACACTTCGTCCATTTGCGCTCGTTCCGCAATATCCGGTTGCTGGACGTATGCTTGAACCATCTGCATTGCGATCTGTGCGCCGTTGGGTTGCGCGGGAACCTCGATACCAGCAAAGATCTTCGCAAGGTCATCAGTGACGCTCTTGGCGACCTTCTGTTGCGCCTCCTCAACGGGTTGCAGAACGTAGTCCGCAAAGATCGGGTTGATACTCGACGCGGTGAACTCAAGGAGCTTGTTGACATCTAGAACGCCATTGCGATCAAGTTGAACAAGCGACACCATGTTCTTGAGTTGCGTCTCCGCAGTCTCTGGGTCAGTGGTCAACGAGTCAAATGACACGGTAATGCTGAAGTTCTCGTCGGGGCTACCCTTGGTCATCGTCTGGGGGTTAGGGTTTCCGGTGACTTGGAAGAAAACCTCATCCGGCCCCATGCGCTGATACAGCTTCCACGCCATCGTCAATACGTCGCGGACATGATCAAGGAACTTGCCAATGTAGAACTGTTGACGAGCAGCCGTGAGTGGGTTCGTAAGATCAAGCCCGACAGCGCGGTCTGCTTGCGCTCGCATAGACATCTCAGACTCAATGGAACCTTGGTCCATTTGAGGAACTGGCCCCCAAGCAATCTCGCCAAGACGACGATAAGGAACGCGACGGCCCGGACCCCAATCGGAAGGAGGACGGCCAGCAGGGTGCATCAGCGGCGGCAAGGTGGCCAACGAAGCGCGGTCGATCCGGCTGTCACGCTCGGTCTTGATCTGCATCTGCGGACCACGGAGAATGTCGGAGAACGTCTGCACTTCATACATCCGCTTCTGGTCATTCGCCAGTCGAGTCACAACAAACGGGTAGTCGTCATAGCCATTGAGAAGCTCATGCTTTGCGTAGCCGTCCGTAGTTGGGTGGAATACGGTGCAGTAGATGCCCTCGCTGCCATCCTCTTCATCAATCAGGCGCTGGTAGCCATAGACCACCATAACAAGGTCATTGTCATCAGTGATAGGCAGACGCGTAACGGTTTTTACGCTCTCGCCGTCGAGATACATGGAGTCTTTCCCGCGAAGGTTGGAGATAGCGTGATCGACCCACTTCCTGTCCCATCCCTCATTGGTAACTTTTTTCTCAAGCTCCTGAGCAGTCAGGAACGTGCGCCAGAAGATGTATGGAGCGCGTTGAGGGTCGGAAACATACGGAGGGAAGATGACCTCTCCATCCGGGGCGCACGAATAAACAATCGGGCAATCAACGGTTTGACGAGGGAGTGGGATTTCAGCCATCCCGGTCTTCCGCATATCTCGGATTGCCTTCTTAGCTCGTTTGTTCGACAGGTCGGGGAATCCTTGTTGGATCAATCCCGTGAGCATCTCGTCATCGTTCCCATCAATAATAAGGTTCGCTAGATCAGGAGATTGTTGGGCAATTTGGTCGATGGTGACTTGTTGCAGATATGTTCTTTTTTCTCGCTTCCATCCAACATAGGATACCATAATCCCCTTCTCTAGCAAATAGTTCGCACCCAACTCCATTTGGTTTTTGAAGTCAGGAATGTAGGTCGAGCGCATCCACTTAAGGAACGACGACACAACAGAAGCTCGCGGCATTGATGCCATAGACGTTGGGAACGCCTTGATGTGGCTGCGCTGGAGGGCTTGGTCAAACAGAGACACATACATGTCAATCCGCTCACCAACCACGTTAACTTCTTGATCTGAAGCACCTTGCCACGGAAATGCGTTTGCTCCGTTCTTGCGAAGATCGTCAGACTTGCCGTCCCAGATATTGCGCCGATCATTATAAGAGCGCAGACATGACTCGAAATAGTATTCAAGATCAATTAGGCAGGTATCATACGCATCAGTTAACGCATTAACGTCTGGCTCTTTGTCAGCGTAAATAAGGGATTCGTCCTCTAGTTCTAGTGATTCGATCATGATGCGTATTCGTAAAAGTCTTCGGGGTCGGCAGATACTAAGCACACTTTGATGCGTTTGCCAACAAGTTTATTTGATAGGCGGGAAGGGCATTTTACCGGAACCGCCAGCCCATCCATTCGGACGATGACCCAGCTTGGGTTGTTGCAAACACGCATAACAATGAAATCTTCATCAATTTGCTGCTCGATAAGGCTATCAAGACTGCATGGTGATTCGTCAATAATTAGCGTTTTCTTTGCAGGTCGCCCCCGTTTTGCTGCTTTAGCTGCTTGTTTTTTCATACTAGTATCCCCCAGACCCGTGAGTTGTAACAAATGATTGGCTATTGTCAACGTGATCGAGATTTGCGATGGCTGCGTAGCGACAAACATCAATTGGATCTTTCCACGCTTCCTTAAGCCCACCTTCGCCAGTGTATTCAGAGAGTGCTTGGATGATGTTCTCGCAGTCGCTGCTGACGTAGAAATGCGGTCTGTTAACGGAATCCAAAGGTCGAGCGGTATCCCATGACATCTTGCCGATCAATGCTTGAAGCCCATCGTCGATATCCAGCCCCGGT